CTTTGTTATGGTTTATGATAATGAAAAGAGAAACAAACAAATAGTAGAAAGAATAGAAAGTGCTATTGGGTCACATTTTCCTGTGGTTATTTGGCCTCAAGATCTAAAAGAAAAGGATATTAATGATATGGTATTGTCTGGACATGATGTGAATTGCGTGTTAGAATCTAATACTTATTCTGGTTTAGAAGCAAAAACAAAACTTATTAGTTGGAAAAGAGTATGAGTAAAGAAACAACAGTAGTTAAAAGAAATGGGTCTATTGAAGAGTTAGATTTAAATAAACTACATTTAATGGTAGAAGAATCTTGTAAGGATCTTTCTGGTGTTTCTGCTTCACAGGTAGAAATGCAATCTGGAATTCAATTTTATAGTGGTATTACTACAGCAGAGATTCAAGAAATTCTTATTAAGTCTGCCTCTGATCTTATTGATCTTGATAATCCTAATTATCAATTTGTAGCAGCAAGACTTCTTTTATTTACTATAAGAAAGTCTTTGTATGGTAGATCTCAAGACCCTCCCTTATTTTTAGAACACATTAAAAATTGTGTAAATTTGGGAGTTTATGATCCAAGTATATTGATTAATTATAGCGAAGATGAACTTAATAAATTAGATAGTTATATTAATCATGGTCGTGATTATTTGTTTACCTATGCTGGACTAAGGCAAGTGGTTGATAAATATCTTGTGCAGGATAGGAGTTCTGGGCAAGTTTATGAACCTCCTCAATTTATGTACATGATGATTGCTGCAACAATTTTTGCTCAGTATCCTAAAGAGACTAGAATTTCATACATAAAGAAATACTATGATGCAATCTCAAAGCACAAAATCAACATCCCAACGCCAGTCATGGCAGGTGTCAGAACACCCCTTAAACAGTTTGCTAGCTGTGTTCTTGTTGATGTTGATGACACCCTCGATAGCATCGGTAGCAGTGACCTGGCTATTATGCGTTATGTTGCTCAACGTGCAGGAATCGGTATTAATGCAGGCAGAATTCGTGGAATCAACAGTAAGATCAGAGGGGGAGAAGTTTCTCATACAGGTGTTATCCCATTCCTCAAAAAGTTTGAAGCAACTGTTAGGTGTTGTACACAGAATGGGATTCGTGGTGGAAGTGCTACTGTCCACTTTCCAATCTGGCACAAAGAAATAGAGGATATTATTGTTCTCAAGAACAACAAAGGAACAGAAGACAATCGTGTTCGTAAGTTAGATTATTCAATTCAGATTAGTAAAATATTTTATGAAAGATTTATTCAGGATGGTGAGATCACGCTTTTCTCCCCACATGATGTACCTGGATTATATGATTCTTTCGGAACAGTTGAGTTTGACTGTCTCTACCTTGAATTTGAGAAAAATCCAGCTATTCCAAAGAAAACCGTTAAGGCACAGGAACTTATTCTCAATCTTCTCAAAGAAAGAGCAGAAACAGGAAGAATCTATATTATGAATATAGATCACTGTAATACTCACAGTTCTTTTATCAATAAGATTGAGATGAGTAATCTTTGTCAAGAAATTACTCTTCCAACAAAACCAGTTCAACATATTGATGACCAAAGTGGAGAAATTGCACTTTGCATTCTTTCTGCTGTTAATGTAGGTAAAGTAAAATCTGATGAAGAATTTGAAGAACTCTGTGAGTTGTCTGTGAGAAGTCTTGAAGAACTGATAGACTATCAAGATTATCCTGTGGTTGCTGCAGAACGTTCTACAAAGGCACGTAGATCTCTTGGAGTAGGTTATATTGGTTTGGCACACTATCTTGCCAAACTGGGGTTCAAATATGATTCTCAGGAAGCATGTGATGCAGTTCATGGACTTTCAGAATCCTTTCAATATTTTCTTCTCAAGGCATCAAATAAGATTGCTCAAGAAAAAGGTGCCTGTTCTCTATTTGCAAATACCAAATACGCTGATGGAATTTTACCTATAGATACTTATAAAAAAGATGTAGATGAAATTTCATCTATTCCATATCAACATGATTGGGAAAAACTTCGTAAGTTGATCATGCAATATGGATTAAGACACTCTACTTTATCTGCACAAATGCCATCTGAGAGCAGTTCTGTAGTTTCAAATGCAACTAATGGAATTGAACCTCCTCGTGGATATTTGTCTGTGAAGCAATCTAAAAAGGGACCACTCAAACAGATTGTTCCACAATATGCAACTTTGAAAAATAATTATACATTGCTTTGGGATATGAAATCCAATACTGGGTATATCAATATTGTTGCAGTTATGCAAAAGTTCTTTGATCAGGCAATTTCTGGGAATTGGTCTTATAACCCAGAGAATTATCCAGACAATGAAGTCCCAGTTTCGGTAATGGCAAATGATTTCCTGACTACATATAAATTGGGATGGAAGACCTCTTATTATCAAAACACTTATGATGGAAAGACTGATGATGCAAAAGACGAAAAGGTAAATAATATTAGTGACATGATAAATGAAATTTTAAGTTCAGGAGAAGAAGATTGTGAAAGTTGCAAAATTTAGAGTTCACTCGCAAACACCAAAAATGCTTGAAGGAATAACCGTCTTTAACACTAATGACGTTGATTTCAAAAAGCAACCAATGTTTTTTGGAAAACCTCTGGGAATTCAAAGATACGATTCTTATAAGTATCCAATTTTTGATAAGTTAACTCAACAACAACTTGGTTTCTTTTGGAGACCAGAAGAAATCTCGTTACAAAAAGATCGTGGAGATTATCAAACATTAAGACCAGAACAGAAACATATTTTTACTTCTAACTTGAAGTATCAAATTATGTTAGATTCTATTCAGGGTCGTGGACCTGGAATGGCATTTACACCTTACTGCTCACTTCCAGAATTGGAAGCTTGTATGACAGTATGGGAATTTATGGAAATGATACACTCTAGATCATATACCTATATTATTAAGAATGTTTATTCAGATCCATCAGAAGTTTTTGATACTATTCTAAATAATGAAAAGATATTAGAAAGAGCATCATCAGTTACTGGTGCTTATGATGACTTTATTAATTCTGCACATTCTTATGGAACTTCTAATGATTGGGAGTTTGCAAATGAAGGTGTTCCTTATGGAACTGATGCAAGAATTGAATTAAAACGAAAACTATATCGTGCAGTTGCTAATGTAAACATTTTAGAGGGGATTAGATTTTATGTCTCGTTTGCGTGTTCTTTTGCATTTGGGGAACTTAAACTCATGGAGGGATCTGCCAAAATTATCTCTCTTATCGCAAGAGACGAAAATCAGCATCTTGTCATCACTCAAAACATCCTCAACAAATGGAATGAAGGAGATGATCCAGAGATGCAGAAGATTGCTAAGGAGGAACAAGAATGGGTAAGACAAGCATTTAAAACTTGTGTAAATGAAGAAAAGAAGTGGGCAGATTATCTGTTCAAAGATGGGTCTATGATTGGTCTTAATGATAAACTTCTTCAAAAATATGTTGAGTGGATTGCAAATCGTAGAATGAAAGCAGTTGGATTAAAACCCGAATATGATGTTGCATCAAAGAACAATCCACTTCCTTGGACTGAACATTGGATTAATTCTAAATCAGTACAAGTTGCTCCACAAGAAACTGAGATTTCAAGTTATTTGGTTGGTGGAATTAAACAAGATATGAAAACCGATAGTTTTACTGGATTTAAGTTATAAGATTGAGAGGGGCACATGCCCCTCTTTTTTTATAAATAATTGAAAGAAGTTTTGATTCATGAAGAATTTACTAGAAGCATATCAAAAAGTATATCAATTTCAATTTGATGAAGCATTAGATCCAGAAGAAAGAGCATTGAGAAGGGCAGAGATTGCTGATAAAAAAGCAAGCAGAATGGATCCTAAGGTTGCTAAGAAGTATGCTGATTCAGAAGGAAAATCTGCAGAAAGAGAAAATAAAAAATCTAAGGGTAAGCACATTCATGGAATGGCAGATTCCTATGAAATTGATGGTGGTCTTGTAGATGAAGCAAAAGACGATTCATATCTTGAGACTGACATGAAGAAGCGTCAGAAGAATAATGAAAAAGCAATTGAGGGAATGAAGAAGACCAAAGCACATGCTGATATGGTCAAAGCAGCTAGAAAGCACTTTGAAGAGGTTCAGACAGAAGAGTCTTATATGGATTATGCTAAGCGTAAATCTGCAGAAAAAAAAGATTCTAGAATGACAGTTACTGCTGCTGATAGAAAAGCAAATACTTTAGCATGGCAAAAATATAAAAAAGGAAATCCTGCATATAAAGCAGCAGATCATGTAAATGAGGCATTGGATTCTACAGAAACAAAAGAAAAGGAAAGAATTGTTACTGGAATGAAGAAGTCTGCATCTGACTTCAAAAAAAGATATGGAGATAAGTGGAAGGAAGTCATGTATGCAACTGCTACTAAAAAAGCAAAAGATTCTATGAATACAGGAAAATCTGATCGCAGATATGGTGTAGAAGAAGAATGGAAAACAGTTAGTAAAAAAGCTATTGATAAACTGGGAGGAGTTGCAAACTCAGGAGATATGTTAAATCAAGCAAGATATACTCACAAGAAAGGTGAAAAACCACCTGGCAGTACTACATTGAGAAAAAGATTAGAAGCACAAGCAAAAGAAGCTGGATTACCTCCACATAGAGGGCAGAAGGGGGGCATGAAGAGGGAGTATTCTGCTGCTACTGCTGATGCTATGCTTGGCAATAAAGGTGGTCCTGCAGCAGCAGCAATCAAGGCAGGAGATCAAAAAGATACACCACATGTACAATATTACTTGGATTATATGAAAGGTAAGAAAAAATAATAATTGACAAGATAACCAAAGGACATTAGAATCACTCTGTTGGGTTTGAAGGATAAATTGTAACTCTAAATACTTTAAGTATTCTAGAGACCTCTTGGCAACTTACTCAAACCCTTGGTTATATAATGAAGAACCTTTTGAGACAAATGACATCCAAGATTGGTATGGGTTTGTATATCATATACGAAACACTTGTAATACTCGGTGTTATATTGGAAGAAAGTACTTTTGGTCTTTTACAAAGGATAAAGGAAAGAAAAGAAAAAGTAAAAAGGAAAGTGATTGGAAAAATTATTATGGAAGCTGTCCAGAACTCAAAGAAGATATAAAGATATTTGGAAAAGATAAGTTTGAACGAAAGATTGTAAGTCTTCATAAGACAGTAGGGAAAACTAATTATGAAGAAACTAAACAGTTATTTTTAAATAATGTTTTGATTGAATCTCTTGACACAAATACTCCAAAGTATTATAATTCAAATATTCTTGGAAGATATTTCAGAAAAGATTATTATGAATTCAATTGAAATGCAAAATTTTTGTAAAAAAGAAGTTGATAGTACAATAGACAGAATGCATATACTTTGTGCAGAAGGAAGATCTAAAGATGCTCAAGCATTATACAATGAAATTAGAGACTGGGTTGTTAAAAAAAATGACATTGAAGTACTGTCTTTAGATTACTTGGAATCCATTTTAGATGATTCTTGACAAATCCTAAATAATGTTTAAGCAATCCTTAATAAGATTGTTTTTTTATTATGAGATTTTGACGTGACAACCTAGAGCCGTGGAAGATGCCCTTCGAGAGATGTGGTGTACCCCTCTTCTATACGGATGTAGAATTCTATTAAAATTAATGCTATTTTCAACAATTACACTCCTTTCAGTCTTAACTGCTTTTAGCTCACCACTACTCTTGCCAGTGAGTGATCCACCAGTTCCTGAAAAAGAAAGTTTAGAATTATCAGTTCAAGATTTTCAAAAACAGGTAGACACCAAACCAACAGAACCAAAGGTCGAAAAGGTTTGGAAATGCAAAGGGTGCAATCAAACAGAAACTTATGCTTTAGATTACTTGCAAAAACAAGGAATCAAAGATAAGAATGCTCTAGCAACCATCATGGGTAACATCAAACAGGAATCAGATTTTGTTCCTAATATCTGTGAGGGTGGGGCTAGAGTTAAATATGAGTCTTGTAGATCAGGTGGTTATGGATTAATTCAGTGGACAGACTCTTCAAGATATAATGGTTTAGGAAATCATGCTGCCAAACTTGGTGGTAGTGCATCTTCACTTGATACTCAACTCAACTATATGTTGAATGAGAGTGACTGGAAGATGATTGAGAGGGGAATGAAGACCCCTGGAAGATCCATTGACAGTTATATGGGTCTTGCATCAAGATGGATTCGTTGGGGCCATCATGGTGCTCGCACTGATTATGCCTATCGTTATGCTAACAGGATGGTACTTGATAGTTAACTAAATATGGGAAGACTGGCCATCTTCCCTCTTATGAAATTTGATTTTCAGTTTGGTAAAAAGAAATCAAGTATTTTTAGATATGCGATTATAGGAGTCATATTCACTTCTGTTGTAACTGTAATATCTCAGTGTACTCATATACCAGAAGAAAAAATATACGATATTGTCGATCAAATTCAAAGAAAAATACCAGGAAAACCTTTAAATGATTGGATTATTACTGATCCAATTCTTTTAGATCGCAGAATCAAAAGAGATGTAGATAGAGCAATAGAAGATTATGAAAG